GTCTCATTAAATACATAAGACTTAGGCTTATTGCCTTTTGCTGTATCATAGAATAATTCATCTAAGTATTCAAAAAGTGTTGGCGAATTTTTAAAAGATTTTACTGCCTGTTCCTTTAACCAACTAACCCTAGCATTAAGAGATTCTACTAATTCTGGAAATATTTCACCTGATATTATTTGATCTCTAGCTCTTTTTTCATCACTACTTCCGCTAACAGTATTTTCTAGCGGATCCATTCCTACTGAGAACGAAAAACCAAATTCTAACATAATGTTGGCTGTTGGTTTAAAATTCTCGGAAATAGATATAGAATGTTTTATGAATAATGGAATTTTTCTTACAAAAGCATCTTCTTTTTCCAACTGTGCAGGCCTTGACAAGCCGCCAGCTTCTAATCTAAATAAAGTTTCTGTAAGTAGAGGTGTATTAGTACGATATGAGGCTTCTTCTTTAGTACCTACATTTACTGCAGTATGTCCTAAGACAGTTATTTGACCTATACTTTCTGATATACCAATCTTTTTTAATACGTCATTTATAGCTTTATTAAGATTCGTATCGCGCAAATTCTTAAAAGATTTTGCAATAAAAACCATTTTGTTTTTACTCAGACCCATAGTTTCTGGATCAGATACTCGTAACATTCCTTTTGCTGGGAAAATCTTTCCTAAGTTTTCTCCAAGAGTTCTTGTAGCCGTCTTATATGAATTATAAACAACAGTCGAAGATAGCCCTTCTTTACCTTTTTGACTAGCGGCAGCAAAACCAGCCTGTACTTCTTCTGAAAGTTTATTCATTTTGCTAGTTAGATCTGCTAATGAAATATCTGTAGACCTCTGGTCGAGGGCATCGACAAACATTTTTTTAACTTCTTCTCTGGTAAGAGAACTTGGTATTGTTATCTTATTTAGAACATCTTCATCTAAATCAAATATGTGTACGGCGGGAGTAGCAGCATCAATAAAATTATCTCTAAAATCTTTAACTGCTTTTTTTATAAGAGTATTTGTTCTTAGTGTTATTATAGATGCTGCTGAGTCTAATTTTACTCCAAGTCCGCCAGCTATATCAAAAATTCTAGCTTTATGTATATATGGACCTTCCGCCATAATTAATCCCAGCTTTGCTTATAAAGATTTAGTACGCGGGCAATATGACTAGGAAATTGTGCACTAGTCATGTATTCAAGCTGTAGGCTTCCGGATGCAGTAGTTTTTTGCATATGAGATACTGCGTCATTTTTCATATAGTAACTAACTAAGTCAAAAGTTACTAGCTTTAAATCTTGTGGTACAGTTTCAAAGCCTGCAAAGTATGTAAGCTTATATCCATTAATCTGTTTTTCAAATCCTGCACTGGCTAGGCTTGCGATATTGTCGCTTTCTGCATCTAGTACATAGTCTACATATTCTTCTAACGCACTGTATGTTTTGCCGTAGTCTGTACTTTTTTCTAGACTTAGTACGCTAATTACCGGTGTTTCTTGAGGTAGGATAAAATAACCACCGCCATTAAACACTTCTACTTTAGGTTCATCTACCCAATCAACAAAAGTTCTGCGGCAATAATTCTTTATTAATGCACTTACTTTAGGAATTAAACTATCAATCTCGGTATCTTGATTATCGCTTTTAATTCCTACATAGGCTTTATATTCAGCCCTAGTTACTAGGTTAGCTGCCATAGTTTATTCCTTTAAAATCTTTTTATATACACTCCAAGAATGCATATAAAAAGATGGGGAACGTATTCCCCATCTTGCCAAACCTAAGTTTAGGCTACGAATTTTAGAGCTGCAACGCCCTGACCTTCGTTTGTAGTAATCTGAGTCATACCAGTACGTAGTGAAGCTACTAGTACACGGCTCTGACGCTCGATTAGATCATCAGTGTCGATACGTAGACCACGCTGGTTACCAACTACGAAGTTACCTGGATGTACAGCGATAACACCAACGTTACCTGCTGCTTTTGCTGGTAGCATTCCTGCAACGATAACAGGAGTATTACCAACTAGACCAACTTGACCAGTTAGTAGTGTGGCTTGTGCACCAACTTTATCTACTGTCATGAACTGATCGTCGTCTAAGAGATCGTAGTAAGCATCGTGTGAAACGATGAAACGTAGCATATCAGGCTCTAGACCCCACTGACCTAGTTCACGACGTAGTGTACGTAGGTTAGCAACGGTTACTTTTGGTGTTAGACCGCTTAGTGAAACTTCTGTTGCACTAGTATCAAAAGCTGCTAGACCCTTGACTGGATCTGCTGAAGAAGCACCGGTTCCGATTAGGAAAGCCTTGTCTACTGCTTTTGCTACACGACGGATCATTGCGTCACGAACAACTGGTAGTAAGACTAGTAGTGAATCTTCTTCTTCTTCAAAAGCCATGTACTCACGTGTTGCTACTTTATATGCGCTTAGAGTGATCTCTTTTAGCTGATGTGTAGCGGGAGTACCTGACGAATTGAAGTTTGAATTACCAAAGTCTGCGTTAGCAACCCAAGTAGCTTCGCCAGCTTCTGGATTAACAGGAATACGCATTACGTTGGTTTGCATTGCGATCTGACGGAATAGAGGTGCAGCGACTAAACGTCTGCGAACTTCGTTTTCCATGTTCATGGAAACTTCTAGCTCCCATGTAGCGCTTGGTACGTGTGCACCAGCTTTTTCAATAACCTGACGACCAAACTTGGTGTCTTCTAGTGCTTTGCGAGCGATTTTTGATAAGAGAACTGCTTTCTCTTTATCTTCGTAGCTAACTGCATCGCCTGCGGACTTATCAGCAAATTGAATCTTGCTGGCTTGTAGCTTGGCTAGCTCATCGGCTTTTTCTTTGATTGCGTCTTCTAGTCCTTTTAGAACCTGCTTGCTTTCGCTAGTAGTTTCTTCTAGACGCTTGGTAACTTCTTCTAGGAGGCGCTCAGCACCAGTGTCAATTGTCTTAACACGAGTTTCAACGGCTTCGCTGATTTTCTTCTCTAGTGCCTCTTTCTCAGCTAGAGCTGCTTTATCGGCAGCATCTTTTTCAGCTTGAGCGGCTAGAAGTGACTTGGTTGCTTCTTCTGCTGCAGTCTTTGCGGCAGCGGCTAACATTGCTTGTAGTTCTTTTGGATCCATGTTCCATTCCTCTGTTATATCGCGCTTTGCTTCCGTAGTGGACTCTAGCCCTTTAGCTGATTCGCCTTTGGGTGCAAATTGCATTTTGAATTGCTTATACTCGTCGGCGCTGCTGTCAAACGCCTTAGAAAGACTAAAAAGTGTATTTTGATTTGCTGGTACTGATACTACTGAAATTTCAATTAGTTCCAGCTCTTTAACAACAAAAACTTCGGCTGCTGAGTTGTACTCTGCATCCTTTACCCTAAAACCAACGCTGAATGCAGTCAGTACACCGTCTTTTATTAAACGGAAAACTTCAGCAGCAGCAGAAATTCGTGCTTTAATCCAAAGACCTTTATTATCTACTTTGTGCTCTACCATTCTGCCAACTGGATCATCATGATCGTGGAAAGCAAGAATAATAGGATTTTTTAAGTAGTTCTGCAGACCTGCTTCCCAAACTTGTGGTGGCACTACGTCTCCGACTCGGTCAATATCGTTGGTACTTGCGTAACCTTCTATATAGATGGAGTCAATTTGTTCGCCTGCAGTAGGCAGTTCTTTGATATTAAAAGCACTATGTGAATATAGTACTTTATTTTTATCCATAGGACCTCTTTTAGTCTGGTTGTGTGCTCTTTGGGGGAGCACCACCTTGGCTTGGGTTTGCGGCAGACCCAGTAATATTTTTAGGCTCACGTACTTGATCTAAGCCATCCAATTTCTTGAACCTTAGCTCTTCGCGTGCTTCGTTAGGAGTAATAATACCTGCGTTTACTAATGTACTGTGATATGCTGCAACATCTTTTAAGTCTGGTTGTAAGGCACTAACTGTTGCAGTTATAGGACTAATATCATAACCAAAGTATCGCTCTAAGGCACTGGTTATTCGTGTAATAATCGGTAAAACAGTTTCTAAGTAAAATAAACGTAAATTAGGAGCTATATTTGCATTATTGCCGCCGTCTAGCAATATTGGCGGCACGCCTAGTGCTTTTAAAATTTTGGTGTCGTGTGTTTTGATAGAAGTATCAAAATCCATTTCTTTGAAGCTGTCGATAATGGAACCGTACGGTTTTAATCCACTGTCCAAGATCATGGGCTTGCGAGCACCATTTTTAGCTGAATATTTTTGCATCCAGCCTTGTATTGTTTTGTCTTTTGCGCTTTGTGAAAGCGTATTATCACTGGTAATAATTAAACTTGATACAGCACCGTTTTCAAAGAACTGCTCTTGAAAACCTTGCATTTTATACATTATCTTTATGTTACGATCTGCTGCTTTTAACCGGGAATCGCCACGGTATATTGAGCGCGAACTCAAGTCTTTGATGTGTATGATTTCGCTTGGTTTGAACTCGATAACATTATTGTAAGTATACTTACTTACAAAAGTTTTAGGGTCGGGTTCTATTACCACACTTAGTGCTGGTAGGTGATACAGGTAAACACCATCATAGTACAAGAAAATATTACCTTCAAGCAAGAAATCAGTTAAAATATTAGTTCTGAATTCTTGTGCTGACTGGTAGGGGTTAGGGGTATAGTTAAGTAAAGTATGTAAGGTTTTTACCTTTGTGCCTTTTACTATACCATCCGACTTCTTGTCTTTTATATCGTAGTCTAAGCTAGCAGCAGCCGATACAATCATGTTTACGCCGCGATTAACTACTTCTAAAGCTTCAAATGCTTGCAGGTAGTTAATGCTGGTAGAGGTATTAATTGAAGAACCTTCTTCAGTAGCAATACGCTCCTGAGCTGGGTTCAGCTTTGTTTTAATCCACGATAACAAAGCCATAATATTCGTTCCTTAGTAAAATTGGCTAAATCCTCCAGATGATTTCTTAGCTTGTTCAAAGCCTTCACCACCTAAGTATTTTTCCTTTTGGCGTTCAATCCATGTTGCCTGTTTTTGTTCAGTTCCCAACGGAGGTTTTTTACCGTACACACCATGTAGCTGAACATGATGCTTGTTGCATAGTGTATACACAAGCTCATAGATCTCACGGTGGTGTGCTTGAATAAACTCGTCTCGAACTGCTAGGATCCCTGCATCAGTACTCACATCATAGCCGTGCATGTGAGCCCACTGTTCCAGCAACCTAGTAATAGAGTAAACATGGTGTAACTCTAGGTCTTCCACAGTACCGCAAATAAAGCACTTATCTTGCTTTTCGTACGCGTGTTTTGCTTTGTCGCGTATCCATTTTACAGCAATACGCTTGTTTTCTCCGGTATTTTTTGCCACTTTTCTTACCTATTGTTGAGTATTATACCACTAACACATGGAAAAGTCAACCTTAAAAATTTTTATCCAGGTGTTGAAAAACAAACTTGATCTCCGAGTCTAAACCATAGTATAATATTTAAATCGTATAAGTGTATAGGGCATAGCGCAGTGCGTCGGCCATGTGCGAATACTTATCGTGCAGCGGCTTCTCCTGCTGCAAGCCCTCGCGTTTGTCCCACTGATACTGGTCTAGCATTTCTAAGACGTGTGTACACTGTGGATCTACTAGTAGTCGGTTTTGTTCTACTAAGGTCTGCACGTAGGCAATGCCTG